CAAAACCCGATGCTGCTTGCATCGATTTAAAGCCCATCACAGTGAGCCTTATGCTGCTTAAGGCGCACCACAGTAACCATTAATCGACGTACAAGCAGGCGAATCCGGGGCCTACCCGGCCAGACCAGATGCATGTGAGGTAGCGCTCACCGCCTGCACCCCTTCCCTTCACATCGACCGCATTGGCAGGCGCCAGGCCACCTTTCACGGTGGGTTTGGTCACCCGCGCCTGGCTCCTGGCCAATGCGGTTGCCGAGGATCACCAAAATGCACCACTGCACCGAAACCCAGGCTGTATGCCGTGGGTGCGGCCTCAAGCTGCGCGGCTCGCCGTCGTGGAAAGCAGGCCTTGCCTATCACCCAGACCCGAAAGGAGAAGTACATCGCTGCCATTACGGTGGCTGGGTCTGCTCGCGGCGCTGTGACATCAAGGCCTGCGTCGAGCTGGAAGGAACCATGCCCGGATGTGGCGGAGTGAACAGCTTCGAGCGACTTTCGCCCTACGCCAAAGAGAGCATCAACCGCCATTGGCCGGAGGCAGCATGAGCGGGTGGATCAAGTGCTCCGAGCGCATGCCTGAGCTGCCTAAGGGTGGCGGAAAGGCCTGGGTAATCGCCTACACACCAGCGCGAAAAGCGCAAAGCGCCTTCAACGGCGCCCGCTTCCTCTACTGGAATGGGGTCGACTGGCGTTACGGCGATGGCTCGCGTTTCGAGCACCGCGTGACGCACTGGCAGCCACACCTCTCTCCACCCACCGAGTAACCCACCACCTGGAGGCGACCATGGGCGCACTTCGAGCAGCACAATGGCAGTACGACAACCAGTTGCCGCCGGCGGTGAGTGACGATGACGCCGCCCAGGCGGAGTGGATCGAAACGCACGCGGCCCAGCTGGTCCTGGGTTACCGGGTCAGCTGGGGGTATCGCGGCGAGCGCGGCGAGATCACCCAGGCTGACTTCGCCCGGGCGGTGCAGGATCACTTGAACAACCGTCAGATCGACGGCCTGGACCAGCAAGACGCCTTCGGCAAGCTGGTCATGGCTGGCATGGGCACGGGCAGTAAGGGTTTCATCATGGAGCTTTGCACCTACCTCATGGGCGGGCCCAAGGCGCTCAAGGAGATCGCCGCCGACTTGCTGCGCCCGGTTGCCGCCAAGGCTGTCGCCGCCGAGCAGGAGCGCGATCGCGACATTCAGGAGTGCGGATTTTGAACAGCGCCGAGCAGATGCACGCCCTGGCGATCGGCGAGGTGATGTCACAGCTTCGCCAGCTGGCCAAGTCGCCAACCCCTGTTCCAGACCAGACCTTTGTCCTTGGCATGCTCGAAGGCTTCGAGAAGATCGGCCTCTTCGACCTTCCGACCCTGACCAGCATCCGCGACAAGGTCTTCGTCACCACCACTCAACGCGTTGAGCAACTGAGGGAATCGGCATGACCACAGCACCTGTGAAGTCCCTGATCGACGAACAGCTTGAGCAGATCGAGCGCAGCCTTGCGATTATCGGCGTTGGTCTGCCGCGCGAGTTGCCGGTGCAGAAACTGCCGCCGGAGATCGTCGCGGCGCTCAAGGCCGGCCAGATCGCTGTGAGGCCCCGGCCATGACCAGCTACCAGCGCGCCCGGCGCCTGGTCATCTGGCGCGGCTCCTTCTCCATGCTCTTCGCCTGCTCCATCTTCATGCTCGCCAGCGCACTGGCCGGCAGCATCACTTCCTGAGGAAATCAAATGAGCAGCATCACATTCAAGGCGCACGACGTTCAGCTCGAGGCTTTCTGCGGCAACACGATGCTGGTAACGGTTGAGGCCGACTTGACCGCGGTTGTCGAAGACATCCCGGTTGCAGATCGACTGCACGATGTTGATCCGGCCGACATCGTAGAAACAGCCGGACCAGTCAACCTGCTTAATGCCATGGGCGAACAGCATTTCTCTGCATGGGTTGAAGCCAATGGCGATTTCTACGAAGCCCTGAATGCCATCGGCATCGAGCGAATTCAGGAATGGATCAGCGACTACACCAGCGGCGAATGATCCCCTGACCCGAATCACGTAGCCGAGCACGGCGGCCCTTCGGGATAACCGTACCCCTTCGGGAGCGTAAGCGGCGAGAGCGCGCAACCATCCACCGCAGCCAGGGCCTGGAGCGTACCTCCGTGCCTGGGTGACCTGGCATTTCCCTATTCCAACTGACGGCGCCGGCCTGGCGCGAGGAGCGCCTACGTGCCGATAGCGCATGAGGATCTAAAGCGTGCCCTCCGGTATGACCCGGATACAGGTTCATTTATCAGGCTGGTTAGGGCCTCAAACAAGTTGGCCGGCTCGATTGCCGGGTACCGACAGCAGCGTGATGGCTACATGCACGTTCGAGTATTTGGCAAAACCTTTGCTGCTCACAGGCTGGCCTGGTTCTACATGACCGGTGAATGGCCTGAAGCAGAAATCGACCACATCAACCGTGTTCGGACTGACAACCGCTGGGAAAACCTGCGGTGCGCCACTAGGGCGCAGAACGCTATCAACAAAAGCAACTATTCATCCAACGTCCACTGGGATGGCCGAAAGGGCGGCCGTTGGTACGGAGCCTTCAGGCACAACGGCAAATTGCATTACGCAGGAAGCTCAAGAAACAAGGAAGAGGCCTTGCAAATGGTCGCAAGAAAACGCCTCGAAATCATTGGCTCAGAGGGGTGGTAAATCAAATGTCCGCAGAACAGAAACTGATCGCGATCGAAGAGATCAGCGAGGCGAACGCCCCGGCCATCTACGTGGCCGGTGGCCTGAAGCAATTCATTGACCTGGTGAAGGCCGAGGTCGAAGGCGAGCTGCCCGACCTGACCACCCGCAAGGGCCGCGAGCGCATCGCCAGCCTAGCTGCCAAGGTCAGCAAGTCGAAGACGGCCGTAGAGAAGCCGGGCCGCGACTACCTGCGCCGGCTCAAGGAAATGCCCAAGGTGGTCGAAGCCGAGCTTCGCGATTTCGTGACGAAAATGGACGCCCTGCGGGTGGAGACGCGCCGGCCGCTCACCGAGTGGGAGGCTGCCGAAGACGCGCGGATTGATCGCCACAAAGACCGTCTGAACTGGCTGAAGACATTGACCGATGACTTGGGCGAACTGTCCTCGCTGCACATCAAAGGCCTGATCGCCGAGGCTGAAGGCATGCAGCTTGGCGCCCACTGGGAAGAGTTCGAGGCCGAGGCGGCAAACGCCAAGGACAAGGTTCTGACGACCTTGCGGGCTGCCCTGCTGAAGCGCGAGCAGTTCGAGGCTGCGCAGGTCGAGCTGGCCCGGCTGCGCGCCGAGGCGGACGCCCGCGAGCAGAAAGAGCGCGAAGAGCGCATTGCCCAGGAAGCATCTGAGCGCGCACGCGTTGAAGCGGAGCAGAAAGCCCAGGCAGAGCGAGAGGCCGCCCAGCGCCGTGAGCTGGAGGCCCAGGCCGCCGCAGAGCGCCGCGAACTTGAACTGAAGCTACAGGCCGAGCAAGCGGAGCGCGCCAGAGTTCAGGCCGAGGCCGACCGCGTTGCCGCCGAGCAGCGTGCCGAACAAGAGCGCCAGGCCGCCGTCCGCCGGGCTGATGAAGCAGCAGAGCAGGCCAGGCAGGAAGAGCGCCGCCGGGCAGACGCGGCTGCCGCCGAGATTCTCCGTCAGCAGCAGCAACGCGAACGCGACGTAGCCCACCGCCGCAGCATCAACCGCGCCGCCCTGGACGCCTTCGTTGCCGGCGGCATGACCGAGGAATGCGCCAAGCAGGCAATCACCCTGATTGCAGAGCGCAAGATCCCGAACATCGCCATTTCCTACTGAGGTTGCCATGAACCAAGCAGTAGCCATCATCTCGCAGGACATCTACGCGCAGCGGAACCAGTTCGCCAATGTGCTGACTGACCGCTCGCTGAACTTCGAGCGCGAGGCCGAATTCGCCATCCAGGTGATCACCTCGAGCGAGTACGCCACCAAGGTGGCAATGCAGAACAGGCAGTCGGTGGCCAACGCGATCACCAACATCGCCGCAATCGGCATCAGCCTGAACCCGGCCAAGAAACAGGCCTACCTGGTACCGCGAGACGGCCGCATCTGCTTGGACATCAGCTACATCGGCTTGATGGACCTGGCCATGTCGACCGGCGCCATCCGCTGGGCGCAGGCCGAACTGGTGTACGCAGCCGACGCCTTCAGCCTGAACGGCTTCGACAAGCCGCCAACCCACTCCTACAACCCGTTCGCCAAGGATCGCGGCGAGGTGATCGGCGTCTACGTGGTGGTCAAGACTGCTGACGGCGACTACCTGACCGAAACGATGAGCATAGAGGATGTGAACGCCATCCGGGACAGGTCCAGCGCTTGGAAGGCTTGGGTCAGCAAGAACAAATCCTGCCCATGGGTCACCGACCCGGGCGAGATGGCCAAGAAGACCGTAGTGAAGCGCGGTTACAAGTACTGGCCGAAGACTGAGCGCCTGGAGCAGGCGATTCACCATTTGAACACGGACGGGGGTGAGGGTCTGGCCAGCCTGGCTGGCTCGGCACCCACCGACCCCGAGATGGTGAACAACTGGATTGCACTGGCACAGAAGGCCGGCAGCCTAGAAGCACTGACCGATGTGTATCAGCAGGGAACCGCAGCCATGAAACAGGCAAAGGATGCGACCGGTCACGCCCGCTTCAAGGCCGAGGTCACCAAGCGCGCCGACGCCATCAAGGCAGAGGCGGCGCCCATCGAGGGCGAATCTGAGGAGGTGTTAGATGGAGCAGCGTAGCGCTGAATGGTTCGCGGCACGCCTTGGGTGCGTGACCGCCAGCCGAGTGAAGGACGTTATGGCGAGCGGCCGAGGTGGAGCGCCGTCTGCCACCCGGAAAAACTACATGATGGAGCTTCTGTGCGAGCGCCTCACCGGCCAGTCTGGCGGCGCCGACCTTTCCCGCAATGCTGCCGTTCAGCGCGGTGTCGAGCTTGAACCGTTTGCCTGCATGGCCTACGAGGCCGACAAAGGCCTGATGGTGGTCGAAACCGGCCTGGTCATGCACCCGACAATTGCTGGCTTTGGTGCTTCACCGGATGGCTTGGTAGGCGACGATGGCGTGCTGGAGATCAAGTGCCCAAACACTGCGACCCACATCGCCACCATGCAGTCTGAGCGCCACGACCCGCAGTACGAGTGGCAGATGCTGGCCCAGATGGCCTGCACCGGCAGGTCCTGGGCGGACTTCGTCAGCTACGACGACCGCCTGCCAGAACCGCTTCAGTACGTTTGCCACCGCTTTGAGCGCGACTTCAAGCGCATCCGCGAGATGGAGTCAGAGATCAAGGCGTTTCTGGAAGAGCTCAGCGACCTGGAAAAGGAGATGCGCGAGCGGATGAAGGAGGCAGCATGAACCAATCAATCGACCTGGAGGCCGCAACTGCGGCCTTCTTCGCGTCTGGTGGCCAGCTGATTGTGCTGGAGGGCTTCACCTACCGGCCATTGCCTCCGCGAAAAGGCCCTGAAGCGCAGTCAGCGCCGGCTGCCAAAGCGCCTTCCAAGAAGGCCGCGCCATCGCCCCGCAAGGAAAAAAAGAAAGCCCGCGCCGACCAGGTTGCCGAGATGGCCAAGACCATGACGTGCCAGCAGGTCCATGAGGCCACTGGCATTTCCAAGCAGGCCCTATTCCGGGCCTCGCGGGAAGGCAACTTCGTGTTTCGCCGGGCCGAGCGGAAGAAATCGGCCAACAGCAAGCGCGATGCCCAGCGCCAGATCCAGCGGAACCTGAAGCGGATCGAGGAGCTGAAGGTGGTCCAGCAAATCTGCGCCCTACGCGATACCGGCCTGCACCGCGCCCAGGTAGCTGAGCAGTTGGGCCTGAATTACGGAACGCTGGTGAACATCATCGAGCGCAACGAAATCAACTTCCCGCGGGTGCGCGTCAGGAAATGAAGCGCATCAACTACCTGGTCCGCCAGCGCCGGCGGCAAGAACAGTTCCACCTGCCGCCAAGCGGCCTATCGGAGCACCGAAATGCAGAAAGCCCCCTCTGGAGTCGTCACCCTGCCGCCCTGGATGAATCGCCCGGTCAAGAAGCTGTACAACACTCGCAGCGGCGGCCGGTACCGTCCTGATGACGTGGCCCTGGCCTTTGCGCTCAGCCTGCGCATTTTCGACAGCGCGGATCACCTGCGAAGGCTGGCCCGGAGCCTGGTCGACAAGGTCTGCCTGGAGCACCAGCCAAGTATGAAGCTGCTGTACCGCGAGCAAGACGACGAGAAGGTTTTCGAAGTAGCGCTCAGGATTATCAACCGAGTTTGCGACCTGCAGGGATACGTGCCCGGCAGACGCTTCGTGCGCAATGGAGGCGATGATGGCCAAGACACAGAAGCAGCGTGATGACGAGCGCCGCGACAAGGAAGCGAAGGCTCAGGTCGAAGATCTGCGCCTCAAGGTGCGCCAAGGCACCAAGCAGGCGCTGACCGAGATCAAGGCCTGGGCCAGCGTGGAGGAAAACGGCGAGGCCATGACCCTGCTGATCCACCGCATCCATGAATTAGGGCCTGAAGCGGCCCGCCACTTCCTCAGTGCGCCGCGCCACGAAATCGTTGTGTCGGATTTTGTGGCGCGCCGACTCGACCAGTTCCGCATTGGCCGGGAGCTGCGCGCGCCTGACCTGATGCTGGGCGAAGATCCGGACGACACTGGCCTGCTGCTGCTCGCCAACGCCTGACCCGCGCTGCC